TCCCGGGTAGCTTGACCAGCCGTTAAGCCTGTTCTGCCCTCAAATGGCACCGGCATTTGCGCTGCAACCTCTCGACGCTTAACTGCAACCGGAACCTCTGCCGCCCCAACGCTTCTGGGCGGTACGCCCTCCTCAATAATAATCCCTTCAGGCATTACCCTAGAGGGGCCAACCTCTTGCGGCCTTTCCATTAACTCGCCAGCCATCGGACGCTGAGGCATTACTCGTCTGGCAGCCTCAGCAACCCTTGGAGCCGCAGTCCTGACTGCTTGCCCACCAGCAGTTAGAGCGGCTGGAATCGCCCCAGCAGCACCCATAGCAGGAACAAACGCAGGAACAGCCTGTAACGGCTCTGCAATCGCCTGCATGTATTGTTGACCGGCTTCAGTTCTTGGCGCGTAAGTTAACTGCTCCATACCACCGGCAGCGGCCTGTTCGATCAACCGAGCGGCTTCTGGTGTGCCAAACTCTCCGCGCAATATGGCAGCAGTCAGTCCACCAATTGTGCCGCCTAGCATTCCTAAAGCGCCTGTAGTCGGAGCGGTGGCAAGTGTTGTTAAAACTTCAGCAGCACCTAGCAACCGTTCTTTAGCAAGTATTGGGTCTTCAGGCATCTTAGGGCCGAGGTCAACGCCGGGCAATGTAACCTCGCCAGACGCATCCATTTGTGGTATTTCAGGAGTCGGCGTAAATACAGCGCCATATTCTTCAGCCAAAGCAAAGTAATCAACTTCTTTGTCTGAAGTAAGTTGATCAATTTCATCTTTATCAGTTTCAACAACCTCATCGGGCGTAAATACGGCACCGTATTGTTTTGCTAAAGCTTCGTAATCTGTTGCCATTTTTACCGGCCTTGATTTCTTTTGAATTCTAAAAAAGTTTGTTCGTCTTTAAAGGTCAAAGTTCCGCCCGGAACATTAGCTTTAAAGACTTGAGTCTCGACATCTTCTGCTGGCATCGGACCCCGAGGCGGCTCGGCTGCGCCAATTTCAAAAAATATGTTTTCAGTATTTAGACCGTAACCTTTAGCGATTCTTTCTATACCAGCTCTAACCTTTTTCTCTCCACCCTCAGCAGCGTCATATAGCCCTTTAGCCGACTTTAAAAATGAAGCCCTTACTTGTGGAGTTAATCGAGCGCCACCCAAAAGCTTGTTGTACTGAACGCCAACTTTAGACCAAGCACCACCAGCATTTTCTGCGTTAGCAAATTCACCCTCTCTAACGGTTGAACCGGGATCCAGCATCTTCATGTAGTTAAAGATCAAGGCCAAATCTGCTGGACCTTCATCAGCTAAAGTTTCAGGCGATCCAACGGCAAGCATTCTGCCGTAGGCATCTCGAACTTTGACAAAGTCTTTAGTGTTATCGGTATACTCTTTACGCATTTTTGATTCAATTTCAGGACGCTTTTCGAGGGGTATAATGCCCTGTGCGATTGCATCAGCATTTGCCTTAGCCCTTTCAGCTTCTGCACCTGATTTCTTTTCTGCCGCTTTAGATGCCGCGATTGCAGCCTTAGCTTGTTTCACTTGTTGTTCGCTTAAATCTAAATCAAAAGCCAGTTGATCCGGTTTATAAGCCATTTCTAACAGAGCAACGGATGAGTTAGCTTCTTTTAACAAAGCATCAGCAGTAGCAGCCCTAAGCTTGAATGGGCGCTCTTCTTCGGCCCTAGCCTCTTCGCCTCTAATCTTCATCGTGGCGAAGTATTCTTTACCGCCGGGTAGCGTAGCTATTCTAGAGGCTACCATTAGCTCGGCTGCGTCAGGGTCCGTTCTAGCAAGCTCTCTTGCATCTGACCACATTTTGTTTAATCCGGGATTGCCTTTTGTGGCCTGAACCCTTCTATCCAAAATTTGATCAAGAATTTCAAAGTCAGTTTCACCTGCCAACACATTTCGTAGTGCAGTATGAATCTGCGTGGCGTCTGTAAAAGCACTCTGCTGCTGTTGTTCAGAAAGTGCATCGAATTGTTTTTGTGCAAGCTCTGCGAATTGCGGGTTATACATACCAATCCGTAAAGCTTGATCGTAAGTCCTTTGGTCGGCAGGCGTCTCAAAATACTCGTTTACCAGTGTGTTGCCTTCTTCCTGCCTTTGCAAAGCTAACTCTCTGGCTTGTCTAGCCTCTTTAGCTTTTTGACCGGCAGCGCCAACATTAAAAGCTTGACCAAAAGCCTGTAACGGACTTGGGATATTTAGCGAATAGTCGTATGGTTGTGCCATTGTTAATTACCTTTCTAAAATCCTAAGAACTCGCCCAAGCCCATTCCAGCACCAGACGCCATTCCTGCTAATTGCATTGGGGCATTAAATACATTACCCCACGCTTGACCCTGACCAAGTGCAGCGCCAGCCTGAGCTTGACCCATTTGACCGTAAAGGTTGCCAATGTTTGAAGCGGTCTGCTGACCAAATCCAGCCTGACCGGCGGCAGATGCCTGACCGAGTGAAGTTAACCCAGCGAGGTTTTGATATTGATTCTGAATCATGCTCTGAAGCATCTGGGGTCTAAATTGACCCAGAGCGGCTTGGATATTTCCACCGCGTAAACCGCCAGTTGCGGATGCGTTGGCTAATATTCCCGCCTCACCTTGCTCAACCAGTGACTGAAACATTGGCCCCTGCTCAATGCCTGCGTAAGCCTGAGCCTGAGCCTCTGGGCCCGCCAATCCAAGCAAAGCCTGCTGCGCCTCTAACGACCCAGTTCCAGCCTGAACATACGGAGCCATTAACCTTTCAGTGGCTAATCGTGCAGCCCTTTGCTCCGCAACACCCATCTCAGCAGCGCGCTCTTGCGCTTGACCTGCTTTCCTTGCGGATCTAGCCTGCATAGCGCCGCCCGCTATAGTTGATGCGCCACCAATCAGTGCAACTGCTGGATTAGGCATGGATAAACTCCTCTAAATAATCTTCGTATTTTTCGCCGTACATTCTCATCACCATGTGGGCGCTGTCTTTAGCAACCTCAGCCCCGTGACAGAGCTGTACAACCGTTAAAATAATGTCGTAGTACCCAGCGCGCCACATAAACGATCTGGCATCTACATCGCCCTCACGCTCAACGTGGTCAGACGCCTGCCACTTTAGTATCGCATTTGACAGCAAAGGAACCAGCGCCGCACTCTTCTGTGCAAAAAATGCGTTGGAGTATTGCCCAACCATCATGTGCCATAGAACGTGGTCTAAATCCTTTCTGTCTACCGGGTCGCCATCGGCAACGTCATCAAAAAATTGTATGGATCGGTACAGGTCGATTAGCCACTGCGTGGCCTCTTCTGGTAGGCAGAACACTTCAACGAAATTACGCCTTAACCAGTCAACATCTTCCATCAAGCAATCCTTTTCACCCCATTGTCTCACATATTTGCGTTAATTCAATTCTTATGCTATCTCGCTGCCGGTCGCGCTCAAGACCAAAGAGTTAGCGGTTCCAGCCTGCGTCACAATCGTGCCGCCATCGGGTATCACCTGACCAATCAGCTCTGGGCAGGAGTAGGTCTCCCGAGGCGCAATTGTCCTAGCGTTAATAACCGTATTGGACGCCAAAGGATTACCGGAAGAGTTAGCGTTGGGCAGATAAACAGTGATAAAGGTATTGCTTGCGCCCACGTTCGTAACCGTGAACTTGTCAATTATCGTAGTCACGCCGGTCGCATTGTACTGAATGGTCGCCGCCGTCTCTGCCAGCCTCCTTGAAATAATGTTCGTTACTGTAATAGCCATAATAAACCTACTGTTGTACCTGAGTGACGGCAACCAAGGCCGCAGGGGCTGCTGGAGCAAAGGGCGTTGCAGCCGTGGCGTCTAGGAATAAACCCGTATTATCAACCGCAAACATCATCTCAACGTATTCACCGGCGTCGAGTGAAATGAAGTCACTTTTATGCGCTGACTTTGCTTCATTGTTACCGGACAAGGTTACCACGCTCGCAGAGTCTGCAATGTCAGCGCCGTTCTTCCTGAACCACAGCCATGCGTTCTTTGCGCTTGCCGAGTTCGATAGCAGTTGAAAGTTTACCGAAAAGTTGTACAGGCCAGAGAATTCTGCCACCAGCCTAGAGGTCGGCGTACCAATCGTGACCCCGTTAGCAACCTCGGTTACGTTCATCTCAATGGGGTACGCTGTGTTAATCACCGCAGCCGTTACGTCTGTGGTCCTAGCAAACTGCCCATAATAAAGCTGCTGCTCAATGATGGGCTGAACGAATATCTCACCGACAGTCGCGCTAACGAAGACAACAATAGCGACCGGGATCGCCACATCAGGGGCCGTAGGTTTAACCTTGGTCAGCCCTCCAGCAATCGTTGGGCTTGCGTAAAGCTCGTCACCCTCAACCCATGTCTCGCTAACCGCGCTGCCGGTAGTGTCAATGCCTCGGACGTTACCGAATACCGTAACCCTGCCGCTCTCGTCATCCGCAATGTCTTGGGTCGCAACACCAAAAAAATAGTTCATCGGCAGGGTGCCGTCAGCGATGTAATCCAAAAGCTCTAGTCGGTTGTTACCGTTTACACCAGCGTAGCCCACCGCCGAACCGTTCGTAATCGTTGATCCGGTGTGGTTAATACCTAAAATATAGGTCTCTAAGCCAACCTGCTGAGTAACGTCACCAGTGTGGTGGATGTTCAACGTGTCATCGTACTGGTTCCACACCACCCTTGCAGGCTTGTCGGAGTGCGGCGGGTTTAGGTTGAAGTCGATGTAGTCGGTCTTCAGGTGATTAGTGTCTACCGCCTGATTCGCGGTGTTGGAGGCCAACTGAGCGATGATCTCAACGTCAACAATTGTGTTATCGCTACTGCCAGCGTCCACAGTTTCAAACAGCTTCTCAAACTGGATGATCTGCTCATGATCCTTCAGGAAAACCGCTAACTGATCCCGGGTTAGTCCTAGTCTTGACTTTCTAGCCATCTCAGTAGGCCAACGGCTCTACCTGAGCCTCTAGTCGTGCAAATGAGATGTGAGCGTCAGACTCGCCCCTGAAGCGTTGTATGCGCCAGTTAATCATTGACCCCTGTTGAAACCAGACCAGACGCTTGTTTCGGTTTCCCTGAGTACCAACCTTAACCGATCTAGATTGTGACCAAGTCTCACCGTCAACAGAGTAGCTTGTCGTGATCACAGGATTAGTCCCAAACGCAACCCTCCCGGTCAATGCAACCAACTCTAGTTCGTGAAATATCGCGCCCCGACCCTCGTTGTAAACAATGTTCGTGCTGAACTCCCAGCTAACCCTTTCGTTATAGTGCGATCCGATAGTGTTTTCAAAGTAACCTATCGTCGATGACGTTGGGTCACCAATGAGCCACTTGTTGTAGCACCAAACAATATCCCGAGCCTTGTATCGAGCCAATCCAACCGTTGAGCTGGACAGTACAAACCAGACAGGAATATTTGTCGCCTGCGTAGCCGTCAGGTCGAACACAATGGTCTGATCAGGAAGGTGAACGTATAGGTGCTGATGGTTTCGGTCGTTTCGGGCCTCAAGCTTCACCGTGGCTAACTGGACCTCGGTGTAGTCGGTCAAGACCTCGTCAATTTCTTTGGTGGATATTTTGTTGGCCTGAGCGTTAGCGCCCATAAAGATACCCGGGCTTTCGTTCCTGCCGCTGCCCAAAAACGCAATTGTCTCAACAAAAACACAACAGGCCTGAGTGCCTATAACACCCTTCTGAATTTGAGCGCCCTCAACCCTTTGGAATGGGAACAGATTGCCGCCCACGTTATCAAACACCTCAATGGTGTGCCGGTTGAGCGCGTATATTTCGTTTCTGAGCTTAACCAAAGCAACCACGGGGTCAGGATCAATTTCAGATGACCCGTACTTCAGAGGATTGACAGCGAACGGGTCCAGAAGCTCAGTGACTACCAAGAACTCACCGTCCGTGGTCATGAAGTAGCCGTCAACCCAAACGACATCGAGAACCGGACCCAGATCTGGATCGGTTACCTGATCAACCGTGGTGCCGTTCCAATAAAAAAGCTTTTGACCGCTGGCGATTGCTAAAAGGTCAAACGAGTAGGTCATCGTGACCAGATTATCATCAGTACCGCCTACGTCACCCAAGACCGTAACCGCGCCGTCAGCAGCGATAGAGCAGAGCTTGGTGC